ATTGATACCTCCGGCAACGTCGGTATTGGTACTGCGTCGCCGGGGACAAAACTGGATGTTGTTGTATCTACCAATAATGGGTTGCGTATTTCCGATGGTGCAGTAACAGGTGTTGTTTACGCTTCTAGCGGCCCAGCCATGGTTGTTGGAACTACCAGCAATCACCCAACTGTACTTTATTCCAACAACGCCGAGCGTATGCGTATTGACGGCGCTACCGGCAACGTCGGCATTGGCGGGACGGCGGAGGCATATTCTCGTCTTAATCTGCTTGGGACATATCCGACATCAAGCAACGCGACTCAAGTTGTGCGTTTAAGCGGCACAATTCCAAGCGGCACAACGGCTAGTTATCGTAGTTTTTTGTCTCGCCCAGTAACGCAAGCAACAGCGTTTACTTTAACCAATCTCATCCATTTTGAAGCAGACCCTCAAACTTTGGGTGCAGGGTCAGCCGTAACCAATCAATATGGATTTTCTGTTGCAGATAGCCTCACCGGCGCCACCAACAACTACGGCTTCTACAGCAACATCGCCTCTGGCTCAAACCGTTATAACTTTTTTGCGAACGGGACGGCGAATAACTACTTTGCTGGGGCGGTTGGAATTGGTGCGCTTGCGGGTGGCGCAATCGGCGATGAAAAGTTGCGTGTTCGCGGAACTGACGCAGATAGTTTTGTCGTTACTTGGGAAGATAGCACGGGAGATAGGCTTGGCGGTTTGTATGCCAATGCCACCGTGGTTGGTGTTGGGTCGGTAAGTAGCGTACCGCTTATTTTTCAAACCAATCAAGTTGAAAGGATGCGGATTACCACCGCTGGAAACATCGTTGCTGGCGCATCCGCAGCCCTCGCCACCACCGCCACAGACGGCTTTTTGTACGTCCCGACTTGTGCAGGTACGCCGACGGGGACACCGACTGCCATCACCGGCATGGCACCGATTGTCGTGAACACCACCAACAACAAACTCTATTTCTACTCTGGCGGCCAATGGCGAGACGCTGGCCCATAAGGACATATCATGGAAATCACACTCAAACTCACCGTGGAAGAAGTCAACGCTATCCTGCAAACCCTCGGGCAACTCCCGACAAGCAGCGGCGCGTGGCCCTTGGTCGTTAAGATCAAGGAGCAATCCGAATCACAGTTGAAGGAGCAGAACAATGGCTAACTGGAAAATTGAACAGATGATCGTGAATCCGCAAACCGACTTGCACACCGATGTGGTGGTGACGGCGGCATGGCGCTGCACGGCTACAAGCGGCGACTACAGCGCGTCCAACTACGGCAGCATGGGCTTTGCCTCACCGGGCGGCGACTTCATCGCGTATCCCGATCTGACCGAAGCCGATGTGCTGGGCTGGATTTGGGCAAACGGCGTGGACAAGGCCGAGGTTGAAGCGAACGTGGCGCGTGAGTTGGATATGCAGGTCAACCCGCCGACGGTGGCAAAGCCGTTGCCGTGGAGTGCGTAATGACGACGGTGCAAGAGCTAGAGGTGACTGTGACGAGTCACATTGACGTTTGTGCGGTGCGCTACGAGGCCATCCACGCCCGTTTAAAGCGCCTTGAGCGTTTAGTCATCTCGGTCGGCGGCACGGTCATCCTTGTGCTGATCGGTGCGCTTGGCAGCATGGCCGTGATGTTGGTGGACGCACTCAAATGAGCGAGGACATTGAACTGCTCAAGGTGCAAATCAAGGCCGAGTTACAGCGCCTTGAAGCCCACAGCAGCGCCAAGGATGTCGCAGGCAAGGCTATCGGTAAGCATGGTCTTGCCTACATCACCGCTATCGTAGTGATCGGTGTGATGTCTAGCCTTGCGCTAGAGAGCGACAAGATTGCCGCTGTGATGGGGCTGCTTGGTGCCTCGCTGACCGCCCTTATCTCTATGCTGGCGTCTATCGCTGGCACGGTGGAGAAGGAAGAAAAGCCCGAGTTTGAGGTAATCAAGGAACTCATTGCCAAACTAGACCGACTTGACCGCAAAGAGCAGCCAATGCGCGTGGACGTAGAGGGCGATCATGTCACGGTCACCAAAGGTGATGACGTAGTGAGGGCAAGCAAATGATGACCATGATCAGCACGTTCCTGTCGTTCCTTGCGGGTGGTCTGCCCAAGATTCTTGCGATTTTCCAAGATCGGCAGGACAAGAAGCATGAGCTTGCGTTGGTTGCCGCACAGAAAGAGCGTGAACTAGCTCTCGCAGAACGCGGTTTTATCGCACAGGCACGGGTTGAGGAAATCAAGCTGGAGCAAATCCAGACGCAGACCGCTGCCGAGGAGCGCCAAGCCCTCTATAGCCACGACGTAGAGATTGGCAAAGGTGCCTCGCAATGGATGATTAACCTCCGTGCGTCGGTGCGCCCGGTCGTCACCTACATCTTTGTGTTGGAGTTGGTCGCGCTGAACATTGCAGGCGTCTGGTACGCCTACACCACCGGCATCCCGTTTGCGATTGCGATGGAGAACGTGTTTAGCGACGACGAAATGCTGATTCTGTCGTCCATCATCGCCTTCTGGTTTGGTACGCAGGCTTTCCAAAAGAAGGGTTAAACGGTGAAGGTTAGTCCTGCCGCAATCCGCATGATCAAACACCATGAGGGCGTGAGGCTACGCCCTTACAGGTGTCCTGCATTGCTGTGGAGTGTGGGCGTAGGCCATGTCATTGACCCAACCCACATTGCGGTGAAATATGAGGAACGGCGCAATCTACCGATACCCGATGGCTGGGATCGCAGCCTCACGATGGGAGAGGTGGACGCTATCCTTGCTCAAGACCTTGCGCGGTTTGAGCGCGGCGTGGCCCGACTTTGCCCTGCTGCTGTTAATCATCAAGGCCAATTTGACGCCCTAGTTTCGTTCTCCTTCAACGTGGGTTTGGGCGCTCTCCAACGCAGCAGTATCCGTATGCGCTACAACCGAGGGGACATAGAAGGCGCTGCTGACGCCTTCCTGATGTGGACAAAGGCGGCAGGCAAGGTGCTGCCGGGACTCGTTAAACGCCGTCAGGACGAACGCGCAATGTTTTTAGCTCGTCTTTCAGCGTCTTGATCTCTAGCGCCAGCACGGTCGCCTCAAGCGCAAACCCAGCCTGTCGGATCGCCGCTAACGCCTGCTCCACCTTGACCTCTTGGCTGTAGCGCCACGGCATCCTCGCCATTTCGGTTGCCCATGACCCGGGCGGGGACTCGTTATCAATCACCAGTATTCCCCATCCAGACGCCGCCTAGAACACGCCCAGTTCGGGGGTGGCACATGACGCCAGTCATAGCGCCAAAACCGCTGTAATGCCTCCAGAATCGTTTTCACGGCATACCCTCTACGCTGTAGTTGGTTGACGGCGATTTCCACCCTCGCGGTACGTCCCCGCCGATCCACGACGGGTCTGACCAGAGGAGCCTGTTATTCGGGTAAGCAATAAACTGGCCCGAATCCAACGCGATGATGTGATGGTCTTTGCTCTGATCTGGCACTTCGCTCCACCCGCCGTCGCACCAGAATACCGTCATTAGGTACGTCCCCGGTCGCTGCACCCCGTCACGCCCTATCGCTTTGACGCGGTGGTTACGCAGGAACTGCACCTCTTTGACCTGACAGTTGCGGCTAAACGAATCCCACCACACGACAAGCGGCAGCGCCATTTCTGGGCAAGGCTTGCTGCACAGCGCGTGGATCGGGATACGCGCCCATTGTGCGCCGTTCTCCAGCATGATCTGGAACATGGGGACGCGCATGGGTTCAGCGCGAAAGCCGAATACGGTGCAGAGGGTAAATTCGCCTTTGCCCTTCTCATGGTCGTGCAGGAACTCGTTACGCACGTATGCCGTGATGTACGGCGTGTCAGCCCAGAAGTTCATACCAATCCCTCTTTTTCCAACTGCGTAATGGTTCGCGCCATGCCGTCATAGTGCGCCAGCCGCAGCTCATCGCGTGACAGCCCACTTTTGTGCGTCCTGCCGTCTACCTCGTCGTGACAGCTAGAACAGCACCACGCCCCAAGCAGATCGGGTGACTTCAGCCCCATGCCGCTCACCCCTGCTACGCGCAGATGCGCCAGCACGACCGTTTCGGAATTGAAGTTACAGACGCCCGGTATACGCACCGTGCAGCCGCGCCCTCGGGCTTCTTTACGCAGCATAGATCGGCTCCGGTAACGGCCCAATGCCAAGTTCTATCAACCTGTTCTCAATGCCGTGTAAGTATTCGGTGAATTCTTGTTTGGTCATGCGTGAGGTGCGCTTGAGTGGTCGCAGACGTTTCTTGCCAAGCCCTGTGAGCGTCTCCCAGCCAAATATCTCGCCAAGGAAATACTCATGCAGGTCATCGCGTGTCCAGCCCTGTAGCGCCTCTCCACCCGCCTCCATGACCATTGGGTAAACCACACCCCATAAATAAGCCAACTGTTGTGACGTTTTGGGCTTCTTCCACTCGGCTA